TAGGTAATTTGCCCCGTATTCATGGGGATCTGGCCTTCTTCGATGGTCCACAGATTGATACCTCTGTTGGCCCATTCAACAGTCAAAATATTTAGAGACCGTCTTGCAGTTCTAAAATCATAACCTGTACGAAGCTCGACACCGCACCTTTCAAACGCCTCTTCAATGAGGTCGTTCATACTTAGGTCAAATACGGATGTCCCTGTAGTAGCCATTATTTATGCTTAAAACCTTTTAAGGTTTCAGCCAAACGAGCACGTTGACCTAGCTTGCCAGGTTTTTTAGCAGCTGCTGCAAGTTTTTTTTCAGGAATGGTGTGACCTTCCTTAACGCCTAGTGCTTTACGAAGAGCTCCCGCTTTCTTAATAGCACCTTGTATCCATTTTTCAGCCATTATTTTTTCCTTGCTGCTCTCATGTTATCAACTAGGTTTGGGTAAGGTCTACCAGCTGCTTTAGCCATTGCTTTTGCTTTTGACTTTTTAGCAGAAGATAATTTCTTGGGCTTTCCTAATTCTTTAGGACGAGGTTTATCCCAAACCTGGCCGCCTTTGGCATACACATCAACATCTTCTGGGTTATCTTGTCTTACGATAACCTTCTTTTTCGGCATCTTGGATGGGTTTACCGCACCCATACCACGACTGGCTCTCATTTGTGAGCCTTACCACCGTAGCACATAGCTTCTACATGATCCATGTGATGCTTGTGACCTTCAGCGTGTTTCTTGAAATGATGTTTGTGATGCTTATGGGTTTCTGTTTCATGCTCAGAAATGAACTCATCATGACGCTTCATGTCTGGGCCTGATTCTGGCTCCATGTGCTCTTTAACCATGTTTTTCATATACTTCTCCTAATTAACAATATTTGGTTTTTGTTTTGCCACGAATAGCTGCGCCATCTGCACGGCTAGAAGTAGAACCACCTTTAGCCATTTTTTTCATAAATGACTTCATGTTTTTTTCTGATTCAATTGGCTCTTTTTTGCCTGCATCGCCAAGATTTTTACCTTTAGTGTGGCCAGTCTTTTGAACTTTAGCTTCACCAAATTTACCGTGTTTGTCAGAACCCTTCTCAACATCTTCCTTCATGGAACGTAGTCCCATAGATTCTGCTTTACCACCAGAAGCCATTTTCTTCATTTTGTGATGTCCTTCATGTTCTTTCATATGATGTTCAGCCATTGCCAAATGGTGATGAGCCAAATGTTTATGGTGTTCTTTTGACAAACCACCGTGCTTCATGCCGCCTGGCATTGCGCCTGCAGGAGCCATAGCTGGCCCTGGAGCTGGAGGGGTTGGCATAGCACGAGCTGCCATCATTGCCATCGCTGGGTTTACGCTACGTTTTTTCATGTTAATTCCACCTTTTTTAAAATGTTTGCCTTTATCGGCTGCTACAAAATCCTCACCAACTGATTGAGGCACTCCTACTTTTTTGGCAAACGCTTTATTATGGGCGATTGCTTCCATAAAATTGTGTTGCTTTTTACTTTTGCTAGGCATTATTTAAACCACCTATCAAGAATCCATACTATGATACCACCTGCTAAACCAGCGCCTAGAGTTAAAACATTGTGTAAAGTTTTTTTGGCTGAGGCCTGTTCTCCAAGCATCTTTTGAATGTCTGCTAAAGACTGCTTAACTTCTTCCATGTCTTTAACCAGTTTATCCATATCTGCCTGAAGATGCTGTATATCATTTGCATGAGTAGCTAGTTCTCTAGCAGTTTTAATTGGGTCAATCTCGCTCATTTTAGCATTTCCATTTGCGTAATGATTTGTTAATACGGCTGTTTGGATCATTAGCAATTTCCGCACTGGTCAATCTCTTTTTCATGCCTTCCATGCGAGCACAGAAAGATTTTTTACGGCTACCACCTTCAGGTTGTGGTGCTTTTAAATGAGCACCATGTTCCTTGTTATAAGAAGCTCTCCCCTTGGTATTTAAACCGCCCTTAGGGTTTTTGCCCTCTTTGCGTTGCCAAGCAGGAGTTTTCATATTAAGCCATCGCTTCCTGAGCAACTACGTTTACCTGGACTGTAGCACCAGCAGAAGAAGTCACAGCAACTGTCAAAATGTCAGCTACGTTACCTTTAATGTTTGTCAATACAGGGAAGAAGTTACTCAAATCAAGCTGTTGCAAGCCGTTAGGAGGAGTAGAGAACGCATATACAACCTCACCACCAGCCAATGTCGTAGCAGACAAATCTTGTTCAGCAAATGAGTTGTATGAACCCAAAGTACTTAATGGAACAAAGTTAGCTTGACTTAAAGACAGCTGGTTAGTAGGAGTACTAGAAATCAACTCAACCAAACAAGTAGCAGAAGAGTTCAATAGCAATGTAGCTGGCAATAATTGACCACGATCAATCAAACCAATCTGATAGCTGTTTCCAGATGCAGGACCATTAGCCAATGGCAAACCAGTAACTACATCTTGGAATGTAATTGTGCTGGTTGTATTGGATGTAATACGACCTGTATAAGGACTTACTGCACTAGCTCCAGATGTATAGTTTGCAGGAGCAGAAGCAAAATAACCCCAGCTTACTGACACAGCTGTAGTTGAAGTTACAGTAACAGAGTACTGACCGTTCATATACGCTGGTGTAGAGCCACTAATAACGATTACATCACCTGTTTTTAAATTATGCACTGAGGCAAATGTAATAGTAGATGAGTAGTTATTGACACCTGCAACTGTAGTCAATGCTGGGTTTGAGATAGTACTGATAGCTGGCAAACTAGCCAAGTAGTAAACAGACTTACCAACCCATTGATTTGCACCCCAATATGTTGCTGTTGGAGTAGAAGTCAATGTTGCTCCGTTAACTAACTGGATTGGCAAAACCATAGTCGTTGTTGATGGAACGGACTGGATGAGCCATGTTTGAGCAGCGTAAGTAGTGGTAGCTGTTAATGTACCTGTTACACCAGATTGGGCAGCACTTATAGAGTAAGTACCAAGACCACCAGGTGCATAAGAAGTTACAGTGCCAGATACTTGGGCTGTAAATGCTTTAGTTACAGTAATTGTTGCACCGTTAACAGCTTGAATATAAGTACTTGGAGCAATACCTGTACCAGCAATTAACTGGCCCACTGCAAATGATGTTCCAGCTGCTAATACAACAACGCTAGAACCAGCAGCACCTCCACTTGCGTAAGCTTGTGATCCAACAGCTGAACTGGTAGCAGTTAACTGAGCAACAATTGTAGGTGTACCAACAATACCTGTGCCAGATAATGTCATGCCAGGTTGCAATGCACCAGTAGCAACTGCTGTAGTAACAGTTACGATAGGGCTTGTAGTGCCAGAAAACGCATAGTTACCAGAAGCAATAGTAGCTGTTTCAGTAAATGAACTTAAAGTGATGTATTGAGCAGCACTGTTTGCATTAGCTGGGTTAGTTACTGTATAACCGTGTGCTGAAGCAAAAGTAACCAAAGATTGACCGCCATTAGGCTGACCAACAACAGAACTAATAGCTGGAGTTGCTGCACTAATAGACAAAGTAGTTGGGCTACCGCCAGTTGCTGCTGCGTTAGTTTGATCAAAAATATCTGTACCAACAGCTCTCATGCGGAATGATAAAGCTGGATAACGAACTGCGGATGCAGGAACAGTACGGTTTTGAGTTTTAGCATCATTACCATATGAATAGGTAAATCCACGTTGTTTATCAATACCACCTTCAATCAATACTGAAACACCATAGTGTGTCATTAAAGATGCAGCAGAACTGCCGTTATCACGCTGTTCATAACGAACAGGCAAGTTACCAGTACGGCTCCAAGGTTGAACTTGTTTAACGCCATTAACTACAGCGTTAGCTATACCGATTTGATGCAGAACCCAAGGCTCGCCATTGATTGTTACACCCCAACGAAGTGCACCAGCACCATACCAAGCGTATTCCATCCAAATCATCTGAACTTTAGTCCAGTCAATTGCATTGATAATATTTTTATTACCATTCCATTGATCCATTGGAATAACTTGATCTGTTGGCAATCCACCAGCATCAGAACGAATAACTACGTTCATTGCATAAGGGTTTAATGATCCACCAGACGGACCAGTTTGCATAAAGAAAATTCCATTGGAATCATCAAAAATACCAACACGCTGGGTCTGACCAGATACAGAGGCACCAAAGTTGACGTTAGAAGCCATGTACATGGTTTTACCTGGCTGATAACGGTGATATGGGCGTGATTGACGAATAGTAATGTCACCTGGAGTGTTGCCTCCACCAATGTTCATTGAAACGCCACCTAAACCTGGGTTTTGAACAATATAGGCTTGTCCAGAGACGTTATTAATGAATTGTTCCCAACGCAAAGGCTGAACACCATACTCAAAGTCGGCATCATAAATGTTTTGCGATTGTGAAACTTTGAGCTTACCTACAACGTCACGCAGACGTTGCGGTGCTACAAATTGAGCTGCACCATCAATACCAGTCCAAGGGGTACTCGCAGTTTGAGTTCCCATAGCACCAGTTTGTGCATTGCCACCCTGTTGATTTAGGGGTGCAAAGAAATTTAGTAAGTCCCACGCCATATTAGCTCCTTAGATTTTTTAAAAAAGGGGTCCGAAGACCCCAATCAGACTATTAATCAAAGTTACCATATGGATAAGTTGTACTGTTACCAATGTTCAGATCAAGCTGGTTATAACGTAACGATACTTCAATCTGACCAGAAGATAAACCAGCAGTTGATGTAGTCATTGCCAAAGTTACAACCACTTGTGAGAACCATGTAGGTTGTGTACCAGGTTGTAAATTTTGGAAATCTTGTAATGTAGAGCTTGCATTTGGCAATTGTGTACCAACATAAGTTGCTGTGTAACGCTGTGTAGCTGGACTAGAGATGTTAGCAAATGTGCCATAAACACCAGTAGAAGTTGCAAAGTTGTTAGAAACGTATGGTTGAATAGCTGTTACTGCCAAAGGAGTACCAGCAGTATCTTTTGGAATTGTGCCAATATCAAGAATAACGTCAGTAATATTAGAACCGTATGGCAAATAAAATACTACGCCACGGTACACGGTAGTTGTTGCATCAGCTGTTGGAGCTGTAGCAGCTGTAGGTCCGTTAGTGCTATAAACACCATTTTGTGGCGTGTAGATAGTTGCAGCACTATTAGGAATATTGTTTGAAGCAACAAAAACTCTAGAACCGCCACCGTAGTTAGCAGTATTAGCTGTTGTTACTGAAAAATCTAGTAAAGCTGATTGAATTAAATCTGCGTAACCAACGTCACGAACTGGACCGAAACGGTTATCACCAGAGAGAATTGGACCTTCAAATGTACTACGTCCCATAATGGACTCCTTATGCAAAAGTACTTATGCCGATCTTTGCATCGTCTGCTGGGGCAGTGGTGGCATAAGCGAAATACCCAGATATGATGATTTTACTA